GAAGCCTAATATAAACCTATGTCTGATCGCTGTGATCGCTAGGTCATGCAACATCTTACATGGCAACGATACCTAATATAAATGTACTCCTGATCGCAACGTATATATAGGGGAAAGTCGTGCACAAGTGCTTATAAACCTTTGGGTAATATGAATGTTTGCATTGACTAAAAACCATACGTCAGCTTATAGTGTGTTAATACCTAATATAAATGTTTAAGAGATCGTACATGATCGCTATTGATCGCACTAAATCCAAACGTTTATATGGGTAATACGCAAATTGCTGATATGGTCTTAACACAAACAGAAAAAGACAATATAGCAAAAAACGCTGTTGAGCAAGCTGAGAATGAAGAAGCAGGTATTAGTATAATGATACCATTCATGAAGTTTGCAAACAAAACACTATTTGCTAATAGCCACTATGTAAAGAAAGCTGATAAAGGCACAGGCAAAATGACCGATAAAACGGTCTTAAACTTAGCCTTATTCGTAAAGCTAGGCAATAAAGCCCTTGAAGAGCTTAAGAGCAGTAATAGAATAGAGGCTACATGGAACGGACAGATCGGATTCGTTAACTACGATCCAGATCGTAGAGATATATAGACAGATCAATAAAAGATCGCTGTACACTCTCAAACCCCTTTTTTTTGTGAGGAACAGTTCCACAGTATTCAGATCGCAATTTTAGACGTTCAGGTGCTTATAGCGAAAAAACCAGTTTTGAATCTTATATATATACAAGTCAGGGGGGGGGTTATCGTTCAATAAAATTCAGCCTATCGTGACACCTACAATCACAATCAATGTATCCTATATCGGCATATTTATGATTCTTTTTGCAGCCTACACAATACCTAACATTCATCTAACAATCTAAACCCATTTTAGAGCAGTAGTCATAGAAACCACTATTATCTGTATTTGTACCTGATGTTATTTGTGGTATACTTGGTGATACATCAGGTAATCCAAATTCACCAGACAGTAATCCTATAGTTCCTATAACACATACTAATATTACTATTGATACAAATATCATCACTTTATCTATATCCATAAATAACTTAACATATACTCATTTATATGTGTTGTGGTCAGGGCTTATCTAATTCAATAGCTAAACATGACTTGCATATCTGGGTATTATTATACCACTTTATCTCTTTATCATCAAATATCTTACAACAATTCATACAGTAAAATCTAGTCATACTGCTTTATCCTCATCCTCTTCGATTTCGCCTGTTTCCTTTATCTTATCCTCAGAAAGGAAGTTAAGTTTCCAAAAGGTTCTCTTTGCCTGTATTGTAAGTTTCTTGGGATCGTTTTTACCAAAACATAATGTAAACCAATCAAATAATTCACTGTAATCCTCTATCTCTAATTCCACCATATCTAAGTGACATTTGCTCTAACGAGGATAAAAGTTTTTTGTATGTCTTCTTATCCTTCTTTTCTAGAACCATTCCCCATCCTGCTATAATACCTGAAAGCGTGCCTAAAAATACCTCTAAAGACTCTTGAGAGTTAATAGCACTAATCGGTGGTACTATCTTATTTCTAACACTTAATAAAGCAAATTCACAGGCTTCTCCTGCTGCATCCTCACCATCTTCTTCTGCCATCATGACTGTGGTAGTAACCACCATTATATAATGTTTATAAAGAGCCTAGCTGGTTAGCTTAAAACCAGACCTCCCTTTCGCAGTGAGTGCTACTCAGGTATGCGAACTCACACTACTAGGCTCAATTATAAAAGAGGGTAAGGTTTATATTAAGTATATCCCTACTTTTTGTATGAAGAAGGATTCAAGAACGAAGACGGCAGTAGAAGTATTAATCGATACAGCGATAGCTTGTGGAATAGCAACTGGATTAAATTATACCATACTACCCCACTATATTGACACCATAGAGAGTGGAGAGCCTCTAGGAATGCTCTCAATATCATTCTGGTATGTCGGTGCCAGCCTAATAAGAAAGTATCTAACTAGACGGTGGTTCGTAAACAGAAACATTACAAAATCGTTACAAAACTTGACAAAGTTTATAAAGTACCGAAATAACTAAAAATATGGGATTTATAGATAGTATTAAAGGTGTTTTTGGTCGAGGAGGAGTAAGCAAGGCATATACTGAAACTACAACAAGACCAAGCATAGCACAACCTTATATGAGCACTGATACTGGTGCCAAGCTTCCAATATTCCCATTTCCACTTATAATGATTTATGAGTTGGCAGATAACATAGATGCATTAAGAATACCAATAGAAACGCTAAACAGAGAGATGTTCAAGAATGGATTTGAAGTAGTAGAAAAATGGAAGTATAAATGTTCTAATTGCTCAAAGGAGTTTCAATATGAACCAGCAATAGGAGACAAGCCTGATGATCAACCATTTGAGACTAATCAGGATGCAGAGCCATTCAATGCATTACCAAAAAAGAAGAGTGGAGAAAATGATCCAAGACAGGCAGAACTGCAGTGTGATACTTGTGGTTCTCATGACCTTAGAAGACCTGTACCAGAACACAGATCAAAATTAGAAGAATTATTACATAGTCCAGTTAACGGTAACGATCAGAATTTAGAAGATGTAGCAAGGCAGTTGGAAAGAGATCTCGAGATTGCCGACAACGCTTATCTTCTAATATTAAAAAATTATTATATTGATGATGTAACTAAGAAGATAGATCCTGACAGGACAGAGATAAAAGAGTTTCTTAGAATAGATCCACCACAGGTAGCAATGATTGCAGACTCTGATGGTAGGATAGGTTATGATGATAAAAGAAATCCAATATATGTCTGCCCAAAGTTTGAACACAGAGACAGAAGACTGTCAAATCCTGTATGTGAAAGATGTGGAGCAGAAGCACTTAAAGCAATAGTAGAAGTTAACTCTGTATACTCTATAGGAATACCCCAGCCAAAGAGAGTTATATATGGTGAGGGTGAAGTTATCTGGAAAGCAGGTAAATATAAACCAAGTCTGATATATGGCTATTCACCAATCTATTCAGTATGGTCTAAGGCAATGTCCTTATCACACATGGATGAATACATAAGAAAGTACTTTGACAAGATGAGACCACCACGAGGATTACTAGTAATAGCATCAAGAAACTATGAGACGTTCAGAAAGTCGATGGACGTTCTTGAGCAGAAAGCACAAGAAGACCCCTACATGATTCACCCATTATTGGTTGAAAGTGACAAGGGAAGCAAGAATTTGGCACAATGGCTTGACTTTACTGGTTCATTGAAAGAACTAGAGTTCATTGCGATAAGAAAAGAGTTAAGAATGATTATTGGTGCAATATACGGTGTTTTACCACTCTATTACGGTGAACTTCCTTCTGGATGGTCACAAGAGGGTTTACAAGTCACTATAACGAACAGAGCAGTGAAATGGGGTCAAGATATACTATTGAAGTCATTTTTCAGAAAGATAGCAGCATTATTAAATATAGATGATTGGGAATTAAGATTAAAGACTGGTGAAGAAACTGATCACCTTAGAGACCTGCAAATACAAGGTGTTGAGATACAAAATATGCAGGCTTTGCAAGCAATGGGATTTGATATTACACGAACTCATACTGGCGAATTCAAGGTATCGAAAGATACAGCATTTAATGCAAAAGATATGTTGCAGATGGGTGCAGAGAAAGACCAAGGTAGAGGTAGAGGAACAGCAGCACCTGAGGAAGATACACAGGATTTCGAAGGAGAACCGAGTAGTAGATTGCCTACTGACTTGGGTGGAATTGGACAAGGACATCCATCGAGTGGAAGTGGAACTTCTCTCAGCAGAAAGTCATTTCCTGACGGTATTAATCCTAAGAACTATGGAGTTGTTAAGAATACTCTACAGACGGCAGTTGATTTTGGCTGGACAAAATCGAAAACTGTTAGCGAACTGCGTAAGAATGCAGCGATGACAGTTAGAAGTGCTAGGGAGTTAGTAAAGAACGAGTTTGATAGTGTAAGGAGGTGGGAAGATGAGAAAGAAGAATGAGCCAAAAGAGTTTATTGCTAAAAAAGAGGAAGCGAAAAAAGAAACTGAGGTAGAAATTACTGCCAATGTTGTTGAACTTAAAGATGGTATGGTTGAGGTTTATGAAGCAAGACCTGAAAGAATTGCTGAAACGATAGACAGTGAAAGAATAGAGCTGGCAAAATCATGCGTAGACACTTGGAACAGAATAGGTACTGTTGTACATGAAAGTTCACATGACAAATATACTCTTAATAATATATACGTCATATTAGAAAATGCACTTAAGAAAACGCTTTTGGCACACAAGTAATGGCTACAAAACTGAATGTCAATGATGGTGGTCTCGCTATTGGTAAGAAGCTCTGGAAGACTCATCAGGATAATGAATATACCCACGTAGATAATTACAAGGAAGCAATTTGTCTTAATTGCTTCACAAAAGATGCTGCAGCAGCTACTATCGCTGATATATGTGGAGAGTGTGCTGGGAAACGAGGACGAGAGTCTTTACTAGTTAAAATAGCCGATAAGATGTATGGGTTATGTTTCTTTTGTGGTAAGTATAGATTTGGCATAGAGCAGATTAATGCAAGGTTCTGCAGAAGCTGTCACAGAAGAATAGCTAACGTAACGAAAGAATATAATAAAAAGGGTGGAATGTATAACGTTGATCCGTTTTGGCTTAGTATGAAAAGGAAATTTGGTAAAGATTGGAAGGTATTGATGTCAAACCCATCAAGTACGAGGAAATGATTGATATGGCTACTAAACAAAGTCAAAAACTGATTACCATTACTCCTAAAGCTGCTGAGAAAATTAAGGAGTTTATGGCTGAAGAAAAAGACAAACCAGAATTTCTTAGAATTTATGTTCAGGGTGGAGGTTGTTCTGGACTTTCTTATGGTATGGGTTTTGAGAAAGCAGCAGAAGAAGATGATCTAGTTATTGAGGAAAACGGTGTAAAAGTCATAGTAGATTCATCGAGTCAGGATCACCTAAAGGATGCAAATGTTGACTATATTGAAAGTCTAATGGGTTCAGGTTTCAAAATCAATAACCCAAATGTCACAAAAAGTTGTTCATGTGGTTCATCGTTTACTACTGAATAGTTAGACTTTTTCCTCAAACTTAATGTCTTCGCCACATTTTACACAGTATGTAAGTATATAGCAGCCTGTTTCTATCTTTCTAAGTGTAGGTTTACATAAAGGAATCATTTTAGTATTAAGTTTATTCTATTTGACGTAA